CGTTATTATTTAGTGCTATGTTAGCCGTACCGTTAAAAGAAACACCTGCTATTGTTCTAGCCGTTTGCAGTGCAGTTGCTGTTGCCGCATTACCTGTGGTATTTTGGTTAAGTGTTGACACGTTTAAAGTAACAGCACCCGATGTGCCGCCGCCAGTAAGCCCTGTTCCTGCAACTACTGACGTAATATCACCTGTCGGTATAGTCGCTACCTGCGTATCTACATAAGACTTAATAGATTGTTGCGTAGCTAACTTGGTCGCACTATTTGAAGCCATATTATCTTCGTCCAGTATATCTGTAACTGTTACTGAGCCAGTACCAGACAAGCCATCAAATTCTACTGTACCTGCAATATCTATATTACCTGTGCCTGTAATATCGTGTGAGTTAAGCGATAAGTTGCCTCCAAGACTTGGTGACGTGTCGTCTACTACATTTGTAATACCACCACTTGCAGTTGCACTTATAACGCCACCAGCACTGATTGACACGTTTGTACCTGCCGATATCTCATCTAGTGTTACATCTGCACCTGTAGATATGCCATCAAGTTTAGTACCATCCGTTGCTACGTCGCGACCATCTACTGTGCCACTAACAACTACATTACCTGTTACATCTATACCAGAAGATGTTGTAGCTAGTTTGGCACTACCATCGTAATACAAAGTTACCGCATCGTTTGGCACTGCCTCAAGTAACCATTCAAAAGGACTAGCCGAGGCTAAGCCAATCTTAGCTCCGTTTGTTTGTAGCACTAAATCGCCCGCACCAATTTCGTTTATGTAAGAGTTACTACCATCGTGAAATATTTTTAAATCTGAACCTGCACCAAAGATTGCTTTACTATTATCTGCAAAGGTTATGTCATCATTTGCTGATACTGCTATGTCTGTACCGCCTGTAGTATTACCAAGCCCTAGCACTTCTGATAAGGTGTCTGCTGAGCCTACCTGTGCGTCTACATATGCTTTGATTGACTGCTGTGTGGCTAGTTTAGTGGCACTATTCGATGCCATGTTATCTTCGTCGGCTATGTCTGTGATTGTGACTGAGCCTGTTCCTGATAGGCCATCGAACTCAACTGTGCCTGTAACGTTTATACCTGATGCCGATACGCTTATACGCTCTGCACTAGCTGTCTGTATACTTATTGCACTGCCATCAATAGTTAAGTCGCCTGTGCCTGTATCTCTAATAAAACTACCTGAACCACTATGATATATTTCTAGGTCATTACCTGTACCAAAACGAGCTTTAGCATTATCAACGAAATCAATGCCATTACTTCCAATGCTAGCAAGAAATTGCTGTATAGATTGTACTGACGTGCCACCAGATGTTGTATAACCTGTAGCTGAATTGACAAACGTGTCTAATCTATCCTCATTCGCCTTAAACCTTGGAACGGCTTGGTCTAGTGGTAATTCTGCCATTTACTTGCTCCTAAATTTCATCGCCATCGATATCAACAACGCCTGTAAGATAATCGTTATCTTGGGTATAGTATTTATCACTATAATTAACAGCTGTTAGTCTTGACGTAAAGTTATCGTTTGCTTGCTTCTCAGTTACAAGAAATGCAGTGCCACGTGCTTCATTACTTGCGACGATGTTATAACCTGTCTGTGCGTATTTGTTTTGGTCTGTCACTAAGCTTAATCTCGGTGCATTTGCTAAAACAACTTTATTGCTAGCTGTACCAGCTGTGATGCCAATACTTTCTACTGTTCCATCTACATGCTGCAGGAATATTGTATATGTAACACCACCACCAGCAAAAGTTACGTCTTGCGATAAAGTAAGCTCTAACACATTAACAGCCGTTACTTGCCCGTCCTGCGTGCCAGTTCGTGTATTATCAGCTACTAATATTCTGTCATTCGTAACCAATAAGTCTGCTTCTTGTGTCGCCTCAAAGTCAACCACTGTATTTTGATACTGTATTTTGTTCCAAGCTCTATTTGCTGCAAAGTATGCTTGCACGTCATTTCTGATGCCAACACTTTCTATTTTATCTGGGTTCGTTGCACTCTGGTCGCTGGGTATAAATATACTTATTAGTGCATCATCGTCTGGGCTTGCATAAACAAACTCAATACCATCGTGGTCACTTGTATTACCAAACCTGACTGAACGTGCTTCCGATTGTGGCAATTTGTTTCTATGGTTAAACAATAACACACTGTCGTCTGTTTCCTTCTCAAAGCTCAGCTTTAACTTGCTGCCTTGCCTGTACGCCTGAGTATATATTGCAGTTGCTATAGTTTGCGTAGTTTCCTCGAAGCTTAGATTATCAGCGTCAAACGTGTAATTAAATTCTGCTGCTTTAGTTGTTCCAAAGTAATCGGAAACGCTCTCAGCTGTGCTTAAAACGCTTTCTAGGTCTACTTCTGTCAATAATCTGCGCCCAATGTAAGGGTCAACGCATATGTTAGTCAATATTTGTGCAGCATCTGTTGTTGCATGTTTTGTTACGCCAAGTTCTTGCGCCTTAACTCTAAGATTACGTAGCGCAAAGAACGTACTGCTCTGTGTGCTATATATAACGACACGACCTGCTGTTTTAGCCGTATGTGTTAATGTTACTGACCTGCTACCTGCAGTTACAGTTACTACATTTGACATTGGTTGATTTGAGTTGTCCAGTATAACAACATTAACAGACGTGCTTGTAGAGGCTGATAATAAGTCAAAGTCTACAATAGTTTTATATCCTGTGTTGCCATATTCTATAGGCGTACTAAGTCCATAACTGCTGCCATCATTAGCTACTTTAACGCCGCCGTATTGATACGTAATTACACCGCCATAGTATGTATCTGCACTAATGGTCTGCGTGCTAGGGTAATCCTCGCCACTAACCTGCATATCTGTTACAGTAAAATATGTGTCATTATTAGCACACTGCAATAATACAAATGGGTTTGCTTCTGCCCCTGTTGTAGTCAATGTATATGTCGCTGTGCCGTTGGTTACTGTTGCTGTGTTAGATATAAAGCTTGTGCCATCATGCAGCCCAATAGTTACTGTCGTAGCTGTAGTCTTAGTATTGTCCAGTGTAAGTGTTACTGTAATAACCTGCCCATTACTGACAGCATCTAAATCAGCATAGCCACCATAACTACTACCGTCGCTACTTATTGTTACATTGTTACCTGCAACCTTAACTAAACCGTTGCTATGGCTTGTCCAGCTCATAGGGAATGTAAAACGGTCATATTGTATTTTAGGTAACTTGCGTGTCACTTCCATGTTTAACTTACGTGACTTAACAGCTAATGCGCCATCAGTAGCATACGTTACTGATTGCACTGTAGTTACATCACCAAAGTGCTGCTCTGTCACTGGTGACATTGCATATAAATCACGCCACTTTACCTCATCAACTACGCTACCTTCAAAGTTAGTATCACTATTTGTAATGCGTTTAACTCGTACCCTGCAATATCCTGTAAAAGTAGGATTTATTTTCATAGTCAAAGCACGTGTACTCTTGCTGCTACTTGAACCTAATACTGTGCCTGTAAATGTTTCTACCGTACCTGTTGGCGTACCAGTTGCACTTGTTTGCTCGACTTGCACCTGCACTGCTATGTTGAACGCATATTGCTGCTCGCCATCGTCTTTATATAACCCCTGCAATGCAACCAAGTTAATGTATATCTTATCAAGGTCTGCAACCAGCAAGTTAAACCAACCAATAAAAGCTTCGCCTGTAGATGATATGCGTGGGCTTATTAATCCAGTTTCATTTGCAGGATTGTCATAATCATCTAATTTGTTCCAGTCGCTATTTACACTAGCAGGGTTACTCAAACTGACTGTAGTTGCTGTTACACTAGATATTGTATAACTACCTGCTAGATTAACGCTGACAACAGTGCCAAGATTTGTTAGAAATACATTCTTTGTGCCTGTCTCGCCTGCGGAAAACTCGTTAGGTATTTGTCCCCAATTAACATTCACGTCTGCTGGATAGTCAAGCGTAATAGTTGTACTTGTGACAGCTTTAACAGTATAATCACCATTAAGACTTAATGTGCTACTGTCATCTGTCTGAAATAATGCAAGCTCAAGCCTTACACCATCACCAACACTAAAATCATTTGTTGGATTATTACTTGTATATACTATCTCACCATCTGAAAGATTAGATGCTAATTTACATTTTACATTACGTGTAAGTCGGCTACCTGCTGTTCCAACCACTGCTGTATAACTAGCATTAGAAACAACTAATGTTGAACCTGCTACAAATTCCTGTGTAAAATCTATGCCTGATGCTGTGGTTGTAATTTGATTTGGATACACAAACTTAGTATTAAGATTTCCGTTAAAAGATGCAGCATCTGGTGCTTTAAGTGTCTGACCATTAGCTGCATCACTCCTGACTGACTTAAGGACTGGCTCATTAATTGCTGAACCGATTGTAAGCTGTGGCGTGCCGCTATTTGGGCTAGTTTGTGGGCCATACACTGCAACAGATGCACCTGAGATATCACTAAACTTTGTGTCACCATCTTTTATGTTATCGGCTGCAATGTCATAACTGCCACGTCCAACACACATATAGGCATACTCAACCTCCTGATGGTCGATAAATTCTTTGTAGGGTAAATTTAGCAAGTCTGGTGTTGACCTAACTTTACCAAATATATCTGGAATACGTGCTAATATTCTTGCTTTGTTTTTCCTATCTGACAAACCATTATTTGGACTTTCAGTTTGTGTATTTCTTTGCGTTGGTGTTGGTGGCTTTGGCATAAGCAACAATGAAACGGCAACAGATGCGACTGCAAATATTACGCCTACTACCCATAAGGGTATGGTAATACCTGCAGGATACATGACAACTATAATTACACCATCAAGATTATTAAGTGTCTCTATTTGCTGCTCATTCGTTGGCGTAACGTCTTTATCAACACTAACTTCATTATGATAAATACGTGCATTATCTGGAAGCCTGTCATATCTTTCCATCAAGAAATCTGTCACATTACTTACGTGATGTACTGTCCATGTCTCTGGCTCTAACGCATTCTCTGCCAATATAACTTGCTTCAACATTTGTAATAACCCAACTTATTAAAACCCATACTGGCTATATGTAATGAAACATATTGCACGCCATGCTCACGTATATGTATCACTTTATCACGTATAAATACACCCACATGTGGCGCAACTCTACTACCTAACATTATAACTAGGCAGGGGCTTATAGGTCTGTCTAGTTTAATTAGTCTATGTCTCTTAGCCATATCGACTACACGTTTGCTTGGTGGCAATAGAAAGCCTGACAATGTGTCACCAATATCTTTACCTGTTTCTGCTAGATATACATCGCGTGCAAAATGAGCGCAATTATAGTTATTCTTGTCATAAGATTTATGATAAAGTTCATCACGCATTATAAGAACCCACGCAACATCGGAAAACGTGCAAAGGTATATAGCTCACCTGTTTTATTTATATTTAAGCTTGGTGCTTTTGCTTGAAATACTGAACCTTGTTCGTTAAATGTAAAGCTCTCTACTTCTAGTGTTACTACAAATAATGGCGCAGTTAAAACGTCTGACCTATATGTACGATAAATCAATACTGGCTTTTCACCAAACCCATCTGCTGTTGCTACTGCGTCTAATTCGGTTGGCAGTATCTCACCTAAATCGCCTAGTGTTATTTTAAATGACTGGTCTAAGTTATCTCTTGTTTCAGCTGCGTCTATAGCTAATGGATAATATGTAAAAGCAACACTTGCACCTGTCTCTGTGGTTGCTGTAATGCCATTGGTTGCATTTCTTACTACTCGATAGGTCTGTGTGAAATCGCTATGCGACAGCTCTATAGTTTCTAGCTGCACTATGTTGCTGTCACTGTTTAAATAGAACTCTGTATAATTACTCATTTAGATAGCTCGGAAAGTCTGTGTTTATGATGATATCTATATCATTTTCGCTTGGCGGGAACAAGGTCGCATAGTTTTCGCCGTACTCTGGGTATAAGACAAGTGCAATTAAATCAGTGTCTGTGTCTCTTGGTTTAGCATTTAACTCTAGCTGTGCTTGCACCCTAAAGAAGCCATCTGCATATCTTGATGTAGATAGGCTGTCTGGTATAATGCGTGCGTCGTATTCTTCCAGTGTGCCATAGTTAATAGCTAAGTCTATTTTAAAGCTTGTTGTTCCTGCAGCTGTAGTTAATTTATAGAACTCTCTAAAGTCTGCATATTCTGTTGTGTTTAACACCCAACTAACATTCGCAATCGTAGCTGCATCAATAATATCACGTCTATATCGACTTGTGCCGCCCTCTAATGGGATTGCTATAGTTTCTTGTCGTGTGTCTAAACTGTATGATGCTTGGTTAGGTGTATAGTTTAGCTTATATGGCGTGCTTGGTGTTCCTGATGCCGTTAATGGCTTTGCCTTAAGCTCTAGGCTAGCTGATACGGAATAATCTGTAGCACTCACTGCATTTGTGTTTATGCTGTCATCAAGGAAATATGCTGTGTATTGCTCTAGTGCTGTCCCATCTATAGCTAGGTCAATCTCAAAAGGTAATGAGCCACTTTTGGTATATAATGCATAAAATGCCTTGAAGTAATTATAGCCACCTACATCAAATGTCCACTCTACTGATACAACAGCTGCAGGGTTTTTAATGGTCTGCCTATACTTACCAAGTCCACCTTGCATAACTGCACCAACTGTCTCAGCACGTTCAGTAAATCTATAACTTGCGCTGCTTGGTGTAATAGCAAATTTAGTCATGTCTTAACGCCTTCGCTGTGTACTTGTTTTAGTCGCTAATGTTTTACTCACTCTGCCGTTGGGATTAGATAGGTCTGATGCAATTACTCTAGGTGCTTCACGCTGTACTGTCTGGCTTGCTACTTCTCTTGCTATTATACGCACGTCTGTTTCGCTAATCTTTTGCACGCTAATGTTAGAGCTGCCATAATTCTCAACAGTAACGTTAAGCCGACCACCACCTAACATGTTATTCGGTGTAATTTTGCCCATGCTGTTATTGGGCATGTTTAATATTTCTGGGCCACGCTCGCCAACTAAATAACTTTGTCCACCTCTTACTTGTCCACCCAATGCTCTTGCGCCTGTTGCACTTGTCGATGCCGTTGCAACTGTAGCTAGAAGTGGTGCAGTGGCTGTTAACGCAGCTGTCAATGCAGCTGGTGCTGCTAGATAACCTGTCAACGGCACTGCTGCAGCTGATGCATAAGCTTGTATTCCAGCCATTGCCTGTGCAGCTGTTGCATTTGCTATCATTGCTGCTGCACCTGACGCTGCTGCTGACTTACCTAGTGCTTTATCCATCAAGAATAGTGTAAGTCTTTCAGCCGCCATCTGACCTAGTGCTGCAATTTGCGCTCTAGCCATGTCCTCAAATATACCAGAGACAACACCTTTAATACCTTCGCCGTCCATAATGACTTGCTCGAACGCTGAGCCAAAACCACTCTGAAATGCATTTACGCCTGATGCTGTAATATCATTAAATGTAGTCATTGCGTTCTGTGCATTCGCTAACCACAATGCCCAATATTCCTCATTTACTGATAGCTTTTCTATATTTGCTGCTGTCTCATTTACAATCTGTTCTTGCAGTCGCATTTTATCTTGTGCATCTGCCTGTGCTATTGCTGCATTGTAGTCATCTGTATACTGTTGCTGCAGTACCTTCTTCTGTTCTGCATATTTAACATCTAATGTGCTTAAGTATTCTTGCTGCCGTAAATATTCTTCAGCAGCTAATGTGCGTGCATTTTTAGTTGCTTTCATTTCATTTTCTAGGCGTTTTCTTACTTCCTTATCTTTCTCTATGGTCTTTTTTACTTCACTATCAAGATGCGCCTTAGTATCGGCCTCAATAATACCTGAAAGCCCACGAATTAAACCTGTTATGCTTTTCCTAATAGTTATGTTATCTTTTAGTGCATTGTTTATGTCAATCTGGTCTTGCAGCTGTTGCTTTTGCATAGGTGACAATGTGTCGTCTAAATCTATTGCTGCAGTTTTAACCCCTGATAACAGTTTGCCTTCAATCTGTAGCTTTGTTAATCTAGCTTCAAATCGCTTGTTAGCTGCTTTCTGTGCTTGCTCAACACGTTTATCATTTGCCTCTTGTGTCTTAGCATTCTTAATTCGTGTCTCTTGTTCTATTATTAAAGCTGCAGTTGTCGCGTCATATTTCTTTGTAAGCACATCAGTTCTAGTAATAAGTCCTTCCTCTAAGTCTGCTCGTTCTTTAAGCTTACTGATTAAGTCTGCAATTTCATTAGTCTGATTTGTAACACCAGTAACAGCTGCATCGTTCAACTTATTTAGTGTTGCTTGGTTAGTTGCTGCCCCAAGTATTGCATCTGCAAACCGTCTAAATTTATTAGTTATGTCTTTGCCTTCAAGCTCTACCAAACTTTTTACATAATCAGTAGCTTTATCAGCTGCACCCTCTTTACCTTCCTCTAGTGATTTAATTAATGGTATTAATGTTTCTAGCTGCTCTTTTTCAATGCCGTATGCTTCAGCGTTTTTAGCTAGTACAATATTATATGCTTCTTCTTTTTCTTTCGCGTTGCTTATCTTTGTGCCTAATACACTGTATTGATTACCTAGCTCGATTGCTATTTGTGACTGATTAGGCATTACCTTAACAAATTCTTTATTAAGTGCAGCAATACTATCTCTTGCACCTTTAGCTATATCAACTTTTTGTAATTCTAATGCTAGTTCACCAACTGAGCCGAAATTATCTATAAGCGTTTGCAATGACTTTGATAGTGTAACTGTGCCGTCTTTTCCTATATTGAAGCTTTCTGCTAACTTTTCATTCAGCTTAGTAAGTTTCTCAGTGTTCATAGCTGCGTTAGACAACATAGGTATAAGAACTGACGCAATGGCAGCTGATATACCGACAACAGCACCTAGTAATGGTGTACCTAACACAAAGCCTAAGTCGGCTGCTTGTACGCCAACTGCACGCATTGGGTTTTGCCCCATAGCTATTTGACCTGCTAACTGCTCGAACTGTACGCCAGCCATACCAGCTTTACGACCAAAGCCACTAACGTCTTTACCGCCTTTATCAGTATCTTTAGCTAACTCTTTAATCTTAGATTTAGTCTTAATCGCGGATAAGCCCATAGCTTCAAGCTGCTTTTGTGCTTTACCAATGTCTTTTGTGTCGACCTTAAATACTAATACTGCTTGTTCGGTGGCCATCTGTTTAACTCCTCACCCATGTATCGGGTCAACTTCATAATAGCTGTAACTTCCCAAGGGCTTAATGAAATGCCAGTCATTGTTACGTATGCAGCAAGCTCATTATAACTAGGTTCACGCATTTCGCAAAATAAAGTCCATAAGCTAAGCAGTTCGCTTCGCAGCTCTGGTGCGTTACGTAGCTCAGCTGGTGTTTTACCTGTGCTTTTCTCTACCTGCTTATATGTATCAAAACGACTGATGTCTGAGCCTTTTGGCCTTTGCCTTATATAGTTAGCCCACCGACCATAGGCTACAAAGTCGTCAATCAGTCCTGCATAAAATTTTCGCCATTACCTATGAAATGTAACAGCTGCTTTACGACGTCTGGTGCTTGCTCATATAAATCCTTAGCTGCCTCAGCTGTAAACTTAACATCTTTGCCTTTATTAGCTAAGCCTCTCCAGTCCAGTGTAGCTCCTACAAGTGCTTCAATATCTAGTGCATCAAAGTCTATATCAATGTCCTCATAGGTCTGACCGTCCTTTAGATTAGAGCGTGCTGTAATTATTGCATTGGTTTGCTTTTTCTTTGCAGCTCTCCACACCTTACTGTCTGAGCCACAAACCTTTACATAAAAGTCTGTTGGTTCATTGGTAACGGGGTTAAGTATATTGCACTCAGCCCCGTTCTCATGTCGGCCTACTGTCGCTAGTTGATTAAATTCCATTAACCATCAGCCCTAGTTATTTTAATCTGTGTTGCATCACTTGTGTTATACAATGCTACAAATTCCATACCGATTGTAATAGCACCTTCACCTGACACATCTGGCTGTCCACTATTGTACTTAACACGTGGCAAGTCGATTGTGTATGAGTTACCATCTAAGTCTGTCAACACTAGCTGTATTGTGCTTTCTGTTTCATTTAAGAACTTCTCATATAATGTTTTATTCTCAAAGTACGTTGTAAGCGTGCCAGTTAATCGTGACTTGCCGATTGATGGCCTTTGTGTGGTTTGGCTACCAACTGCAAACAATGGCTCTATGCCGTTCTCTAGGCTCATCTCAATAGATGTAACCGATGCGATAGCTGAGCCACCTTCCTGTATTGAACCAGTAAAACTATCAAATGGCTTGTTTGTGCTATCAGCTGCATATGCTGAGCCTGTAATAGCCGCTGTACCGATAGACAAGTTCTGCCCTACAACACCAAATGTAGCTTCGACCATTGCATTAGGTGAAACAGATAAGCTTAAGGCATTAAACTCGCAGCCTGTATTTCTGTGCCACTCTGGTGCAGTTAAATCTGCAAACTTACGCTCGATAGTAAATGACCGTCGTGTTGTACCTGCTTTTAACACATTAGTGTTCCAAGTTCCGCATAATACTGCTTCTAAGATATCATCAAAAGCTTCGTATTCTAGCTCTGCTGATACATCGCCACTTACTGACTTGTTACCATGTCTAAAATCTTCAACCTGTCTATCACCTCTAAGCTTTTCGCTCTCTATTCCATCTTTACTGATACCAAGTGATGTTCCAGTATTTCCAAATGGTTTAAATGCAGGTGTTGATGGTGTTGTTCCATATGTTGTCTCAGCAATATAGGCAATGCTGTGCTGCGCTCCGTTCGCTATTGTCATAACCTTGCTCCTGTGTAGGTTTGTGTTGAGACGGAAAGTGGAACGAAAAACCATGCTCCGTCTTGTATTGCAGGTGCGATACTAACCGACCTTACTCGCAATTTCAAATTGTTATAAGTTAGCACTGTTCCACGTTTAAAGTGGTCTGCTACGCTGTCCGTTAATGTGCTACGTCCAGCACCTCTAGGGCTTACAACATCTATTTGGTATATGGCTAATGTCTCATCTTTGCCATTCGCACCTAAGCTAACTTGCTGTGTCTCAGCTGGTATAAAGTTTGCACGCAAATATGTAGCATTACCCACTGGCTCATACGTGATATTAGGCCATGCAATATCATAGCCACCAGATAGTGTGCTTAAGTGTGTGTCTAACGCAGCTTGCATATCATTAAAGAACGTACTCATCTTCTAGCCTTGCTCTGTGCTTTTGTAATGGCTTCATTGTAAGACAATAACACTTTTCTGACAATGCCTGTAGGTGCTTGTGTACTGTGGCCAAATTCTAACTCTACCGCATAAGGTAAGTTATTTGTCATGTAGAATGTATTGCCAGCTTGTAATGCCTCAACTGCTTTCATTAGTCGTTCTTGTGACTTACTGCCTGTTTTATCTTTGGCTTTAGTAACTCTAGGGCTTGGTCTGTCCAATGTTGATTGCCATGCTCCTCTAAATCTGCCTCCAGTGTAACCTCTTGGCTTCTTTGCTTTTGGATTAGCCTGATACTTTTTCCATAGCTTATAGTTACCAACTGGGCTGGATTGTATTATATCACTGCCCATTGCAAATATAGTGCCTCGCACCACGTCTGTATTTTGTAGCTGCAGCTTTTGCACTAACTGTCTAAACTCTTTGTCTGTTGTCTCTCTTGCCATTACTTACGCACCTGTAAGTTAGCCGCAACAATATCGCTGCCGTTCGGTCTTATCTCATTAACATTAATCACCTTAAATATATCGCTGCCAATAACCACTGTGTCATTTATCTCGTAGCTGTGACCTTCAGCAAGCATACGCCTGTCGCCCTGCAGCACTGTCTGTCCAGCTCTGTCTGCGTCTGTATAATCAAACACACAAGCATACTTCTTATATGTTGCCGTCGTCTGTGCTACTGAACCTGTAGCTGGATTGTATACGCCATCAGTTGTACGTGTAAACGTAAATTCCTCACCAAATCTAGTAATAAGTGCTTCTGCTGATTTCGTTATAGGTGAATAGTTATAACCTGCATGTGCCATGATTATGCACGCATTACTGTGTTAGGTGATTGTACTAACTTTCTTAACGCTCTTGTTAATGCGGGTGTCTGTCTTTGTTGCCCTGCTGTATCCTTATAAGTTATAGATATAACATCAACGCTTTCACTTACAACTTGCCTATCAATTGGGTCTTGCTTGCTATCACCATCAATAACTGTTTTAACGGCCTCATATACTGCCACCTTAAGCTCATCTGGTATTGTACTTGCATCTAGTCCAAAGCCATCAATAACTACGTTAACTCTTGGCCACTGTAATGCTTGTGTCTCTGTTTCCTTAAATCCTATAAAGCTTAAGTCCTCAATGTAATCCATTGCACGCAAGATATATGCATTAACATGACTGTCACTACTATACGTGATTAACCTTGCATCTGCCCAAGCCTTAAACTCTGCTAGGCTAACATATGTATTAGCATTTGCAACGCGACTTCCATCTTCAACAATAAGTGTCATTGTCTAAGCCTTTTCGTAACCGCCTGAGCGATAGTTTTCTACTTCTGTGGGATGTACGTCTGC